AATGATTGTTCCATAAGGTATAGGAGATACACCTGCACCTACGGGGAATGTCTTATCAGTAATAATTACATTATTATATGAACCAGTACCAATACCAATAATTGCACTTCCAACTGAAATACCTGCACCAGCAATCACATCACCGATTTGAAGTGTGGGTGATGGAACTGCTTGGAGTTGATAAACTGCATATGGAACACCAGTAATACCATAGGTTAATCCATAACTACCAATACCAAGATTAGCATATGGACCATATTCAAGAACTGAACTTAAATTTGCTCTTGTAATATTCGCAACAATTGAGGATACACCAGAAATTACAGAACCAACTGGGAGATTTACAAACGAAACTCCGATACCATTCGTGGTTGTATTTCCACGGTCGGTGACTGTATCCAGAGTTTCATTAATTAAAAGACCACCGATATATGTTGAAAATCCTGCTGTATTTGTAGATGAATTCCATCTTAAAAATGCTCCGTCATAAGCAGCAGAATTAGTTGCAACACCCACAACGTCATCCAAATATCTCAAACGAGTTTCTCCACCACCTCCTAATGTGGAGAGTTGTTGTTGAATGCGAGAAAGAAAGAGTTTATAATGCTTTTCTAAATCCTCAAGTGTTGCGAACTTTTGGTCCAGTGGAGTTAGTGGATCTTGTTGAACTTTAACATCTGATGGTTCGGCAAGAAGACCTAATGATTTCTCAATTAAAGTTGGTTGTTTTGGTTCTTCCAGTTCTTCTTGAAGTTCTTCTACTACTTCAACAATTTCATCAATTACTTCTTCATTATTTGGTTCAATTTCCTTTGAAGATAAAAAATCCTCAAATACTTTGAGTGCTTTATGCCCTTTTTTATTTTTTATTTTACTTTTCGTTTTAAGGACAGAAACTTCCTCAAAGATAGAATCTAATCCCAAGTCACCGACTAAAGATTCATATTCTTCTTTTTTTCGTTTCTTTTCTTCTGCTACTAGTTTAAAAAGTTCTGATAATTCTGAAGTCATTTATCACATACCCACTAAAGATGCTACTGTTTCTTGATGACTGAAATAAAGTTTTATATAACATTTGCAAATATTTTTCAATTCTTCTATATTTTCGCAAGAGTCTATTTCTCTCGAAATTCTTTCATATTCGAATATTTTTGTAAGATCTTTTAGTTCGATGCCGTTTGGGTCCATACTAACAATTCCACTTTCTTAATGACTTATTTATTCTTGAATCTGGATCATGTGCAGTTTTTGCACTAGTTAATTTTGCTTTCATTCCTTTCATTCTAGAGCAAAAAGACTTTCTTCTATTTGCTGATTTGCTCCCTGCTTTTAACTTTGATGGTTTTGTTGTAACTGCAAGTGAAAGATGTGATCCAGGATGCTCTTTGCGGTAAGAAGCAATTCCTTTTTTATTTAGACCACCCTCAGGATTCTTTCCCTCTTTTCTTTGCCAAGCAGCAGATGCCTCAGACATAAAGTCCCCAAAGGTTTTCATATCATAGTGAGCCATCTGAACTTCCTTTTTATCTTCTTTTTTTGCAAGTGGTAGTTGTGGTCCAGTTCTTTTTAAAAAAATTTCTTTTTCGTTGGAGTTATCCGTACCTGTTCCTTTGTTGTAAAGTTTTTGTGTTCTTTGAGCTTGCTTATGTGCGGATGGGTCTATTGGGGATGGTAAAGCACCTTCGCCAACTAATCTACTACCAATACCCTTACTTGCTTTCAGTGGTTGGGATTTGATTATATCAATAAACTGAACGTAATGATTTCCATTGGCATCTTCAATTGATACACTTTCCTTTTTCATCTCACCACTATCAACATAATCCGCTGCAGTGTCAAGATAATCCGCTGCCTTTGTAATTTTTGATTGAACCCAAGCCTCAATATTACCTTCACCTTTAGTAAATTTTTTCCTCAATCTTTTTGCAGCACCAATAATTGTGGAAATCTCAGAACGAGCCATTGAATACTCATAGTCCTCATTAGCAGGATGAACTTGAGCGATGTTGTATTTCATTTGATTTGTAGTCAATGCTGGTGGTGATGAATACGCTCTCCAGAACTCTGGACCGTACTTGCATTCGGACTGAGTTTCATCCTTCTTACATTTGGGACAATATCTTACCATCCCAGTTTCTTCTTTAACAGGAACACAATTTGGAACCATTTTTTTACCCTTTTTCTTCATACCTTTTGCTACATATCCATCCCAACACGCTTCACTTTTAGTTCCCCAATTCGAAGCACCAACTTTACGACACTTAACAAGTGCCCCTGATGCATATGCACTAGGCCAAACATTATATCTCGATTTTACCTTTTTATAGCAAGCGTCCTTTTCACCAGCAGATTCTTGAGTTACCATTTTTGCTTCACCTGATCTATTTGGATTTGGGTCTTCTTTACGTTTTTTAGCAGCTCTCCTATTTCTTTCATCTTTATCCATTGTGGCACGATCATCAGGATCTCTGCAATAAGGTTTTGTTGTTTGTCCTGGTTGTTTGGCGCAAGGTTTTCCATCATATTTTCCACCAGTTTGAACCCATCCACCATCATCAAACCACTTATCTAACCTTCCTTTATAATCTTTTGCTTTAATTCCATCAGTTGCTTCTTTCACATCCTTAAACTTTTTATGATGCTTTTTGGCATCTCTTTCCATCTTAATCAAACGAGTATAATAATCTGGAATCTCATCCAAATGCTGTAAAGCAATATCGGTTGCTAAAACCTTATCTTTCGTATGTTCGTGTTCAATGGGAATACCCATTTCAAGTTGATGCTTTACAAAAGAAATATGAAGACGATGCTTTTTTGCAATCTGTTCGACGGACTTATGTGGTTTAATTTCGAGCATTTCATTAAAAGGGGACTTTGATTTAGTAACTTCACCTTTTGCTCTTTTTTTACGAGCAGCACAGTGAGCACGTTGAGAAAACCCTTTTGGGGAATCGCAGTTTATTGATCTTTTGTATTTGTCAGACCAACTCATTAAACTATAAACTTACTCTTTATTATTTAGAAAACCTTGTTTGAGTAGTTTTGAAAGTTCAGATGTTGATCCAACAAATAGCGCATTATTAGTGACATTGCTAGTAGTTTTTGGAGAGTCTTCCTCAATATCTTTTAATTTCTTTTGAAGATCCATCAATTTATCAGTAGTATCTGCAACACTTTTGATTAGTTGACCTGCAACTTCATATGCTCTAGGGCTTCCACCTTCTCCAGCAAGTTCTAGTATTCCATTAATTGCTTCTTGTCCCTTTTCAATCAATGAATATAAATTTGCTCTTGTATAATCATAATCCTTTTTTATTTCTTCTGATGGATCTTTTTTAATAATCTCAATATCTTTTGATATATGTTCGACTTCGACAGGAACTATATCACTTTCGGTTGAAAATGTCTTATCAAGATTATCAAACATATTTGACATAATTTATATCACTTAAATATCTATATTACGTGTTGGACTATAAATTCTAGAATCTGAAAAATAATTAGAGTTTTCATTAAATCCAAAATCATCATCTGGTATGATTAGTGAGTCATCGGCAGAATTGATAACATTGATAGTTGAGTTATCAAGATGTGTTGCTGATATTGTTGAATCATATGCTCTCTGAACAACAATATTACTTCCAGCAATCTTTTTAATCAACATTACTTCAGAATCTATAATAATTCTATTGCCAATTTGGAGTAAAGATGCATCATTAACTGGAATAGTATCTGTAAAGTCACTAATTGGGTCAGTAATGAAAGTAGTATTATCTTGGTTATAATCTTTAAGAGCCTTAGGTGTAACAGTATATCTCATTTCACGTTTAGCTGTAGATCTATTAGTGGAACTAAATTGATCGACCTGAACTTTACGAATGAGACCATCTGAAGTATCGGCAATTGGTCCAAACAGATATGTTTTTGCAGTAAATTGTAAAGTATAAATTAATGCCCTTCTTGTAGAAAAATCTCCCTCATAATCATCTTGAAAATTGATCGATTCTAAAACAATTGGAATATCTCTTTTTTCTCCTATAGAACTCACGAGATCAACTGTAATTGTGAATGCTGGTTGAAAAAATGGTAATATCTGCTCCACAATTTGGAGGGCGTCATCATTCAATTTGCATAAAATATTTAATTCTATTCCAATATTATATGGAACTGGCATAAAAACTTTTTTTATATTTGCTCCATCTGATGCCTTAAACGCCTGAGTTACTCCAGTTTTTCTAGAAGAATCATATTGCAATGAATTCATTTCAAATGACATTCTAGGTAATGTAATTTGAATTGGTTTATTTAATTCTGGTTGCTGCTCTAATCTAGCAAGAAACTTCTGTCTTGGTCCATATGCAAGAGGAACACGCATATCACTTGTTTTATTTCCAGAATCATCATAATGATGAATATGAATTTGATTAAATACAGTTCCAAAAGAAACTATTGTCTTTCGAATTATTTGATGATAAAAATATGTTCCTAACATTAATATACTCCAAATGGATTTGATTCTGAAAAATCTACAATTTGATCCGCAATATTTTCTATCTCATCATTTTCTGCATATGCATCGTAGATATCAGATTGATCATATGAAGAAACGACATAAATTGCGGAAGATGCTGCACCAACAACATCTTCTCCCGCATAAAAGGTTCCACTATTTATGCCAACTTTGAGAATTCTAGTATCTGCATCCCAAGATTTGACTCTTCCTGTAGTTTTTGAATTCTGTCCGACTATAAGTTCATTAAATTGATAGTTGCCAATTCCTCTAATTCTTGGAGGATTAGCAATTACGACAGTAGGTGTAGATGTATATCCATTTCCAGGATTAACTATTCTTACTCCAGAAACTTGAGTAGCGGAGTTTACATATGCAACAGCAACGGCAGTATTCAGTCCAATTTTATCTGCAAATGTATTTCCAATACTTACTGTAGGAGTAACTGTATAACCATAACCAGCCCTTGTAATAATCAACGCTGTAACGGTTCCAGAAGCGCCTACAACAGCGTATCCAGAAGCCGTGGATCCACCAGATGGTGCGGAGCTAAACGTTAGTACTGGGTTCTTATTTGGGTTATAATTTTGGCCTGGAGCGGTTAGTGTGTATCTTACAACAGCACCTGTTGTCCCCATACCAACCGTTGCTGCTGCTCCAACAGAAACTGGTGCAGATATTGTTACTAGGGGAACTATTGGATATCCTGATCCAGCATTTGTCAATGAGAGTGATTGTACTCCGTTAAAAATGCGTTCAATACTGCAAGTTGCAGCAGCCCCTGCTCCACCACCTCCAGATATTGTTATAGTTGGCTCTTTAGTATATCCAGATCCAGCATTTACTATTAAAATTTCCGATACTGAAAGAACTCCACCTTTACTAGTTGTTATTGCAACTGCAGTTGCATTTGAACCTATAGGTGAAGGACTAATACTTACAGTTGGAGTAGACGTATATCCTGTCCCATCATCATTCAAATAAATTTTTCTAATATACCCACTTGCACTATTAAGAGATGCTGATGCTGTTGCAGTTTCTCCAAGACCAGCAACAATAAGAGTTGTAATATACCCCTGATCCTTAACAAGAGTATCAATCTCTTCAATACTAGTATCAATTATCTCGTCTTCATATTCATAAAGTTCACACTTAAGTTCATAAACATAGTTTTTACCTAATTGATAAAATGGATTCTCATGCTCAACAAATTTAACTTCAAACAATCTTTGCCCTAATGGGAAATAAATCAAATCACCTTCTCTAGGTCTCGATGATACTATAATTTCATCCGTAGGTAATCCAGTGAGGAATTGTGCTATAAAATCCTCATATCTTTCTCTAGAAATAACTAACGTTACTTCGTCTCTTAAAGACATCCCAAACTTAGTTAAGATATCTCCAGAACCACCATATCCTTCATAGTTCTGAACATATGCTTCTATGCTATAATTATCATCAAATTTTGAAAAATTGACCTCTCTTAAGTCATTATATCCCAATAATGGATCTGTACCAATAATTTTTCTTGGTATATATGTTACTTCAACACCATAGATCTTGAGTTGTTCATTGATCAACTCTTGAACTAATCTTTGCTCTCCTGGAGATCCTTGAAGAAAGAAGGGGTTAAGTGCCATTATCCAATAAAATCGTATGGTGGAAGTTCATATTCATTTGCCATTACTGACTTAATTTCCTCTAATTCTTTTAGGCCATCTTCATAAATTTCTCTACCGTTCAGTTCAATACCACCTGGTAATTTAACTCCTCTAAATTTAATGAGGTTCTGTCCCCATTGCTTTTTAATTAATGCTGTTAAGTATTTCTTTACAAACGAATCATTCCAAACTTTGGAAAAATCATTTGGATCTAAGGCCCTATAGCATTCCAATACTAAAAAGCTATCTTTATTTTGAGATCCCCAATCTATATCAATGTATAATCTATTCTGCCTTTTATTAAATCTGAGTTGCTTATCTGGTGTTAGTAAAAAGTCAATATCTTCCAGATAACTTTTTACCATTGAATATTGTAAGAGTTCAACCGAGTTAAAATAATATAAGTCATTTAAGAATAACTGATATTTAATACTAAACATTCCACCAGAAATTGAACTAGTATCAAATTTAAATATCTTTTCAACACCAATTACTGAATCTGGAACTTGAATAAAGTTGGAATTTTCATACCAATTAAAACTGGTTGTGCCATATCCAGAAATCGTTGATGTTGCTGTAGTTGTTACAACTCCAACTCCACTTGTATTTTTTGCTTTACATCTATCAATATCTGCTTGAGTGATCTTATATTTCAGATACATTCTTTCAACACCATCAAAATGCCTTTCATTAAAATACTGTAAGGCATCATCAACTAAGTCATCAATCTGATCGTCATCAACATTGATTTCAAGGACTGGCGCACCAAGTTTCCTTAAACAATAATCAATAAGTTCTTGCCTGGTACTTGGTTTTGCCATTATCCCTCCTCAGTATAATCGCTTCTTTTAACTTTATTTGTTGCTGTTGGTTTTTCGGGGGTCAAAATATCAACCTTTCTTTGTAATTCCAAATTTGCCATCAGAAGTTTATTCTTATCTTCCTCAAATTGCTTAAGCATTGATTGGATTTTTGCTTCTAAAAGAATATTTTGGCTAGTCATTGCATTTAATCTTTGGTTATAAATGCCTACCAAAAAATTCACATCAATTTCACTATCCATCCTAGAAAGTTCCTCCGTCTAATGTGTTAGTCCAAACAGGTACGTTTGATGCATCTGTAGTTAGAACATAGTTTGAAGTTGTTGCATAGCCAACCTCTGGTTCATTTGTACTGATAATTTTACCAGCAGAGTTGAAATACAGAGCACCTCTTGTATGTATACCAGAAACAGCCCAATCAAGATAGATTGCACCAACATCAAGTGTTCCTTTAACACCACTAATTACACTGTTGGTATTTGTGGCATCTGGAATATAAGTCCAATATCCACTACTATCTTTGTATCCAAAAAATCCTGTTTTGTTTCCTGTTGTACCACCAGCGCCAGTATTGTAACTATATGCAATACCGCGATCGGTATTGGTATCATATCCCGTTGTGATTGTTAATCTGGTTGTAGTTGTAATTCCACCAACTGATAAGTTATTTTGAATAGTAATAATTTGGTTGGTAGAATCAACAGAAGTAATAGTTGATAATCCCTGTGCCGATAGTGCTGTAGAACCACTTACAACATCGCTTATATTTAATCCAGTTACTGAATCAAGTCTAATTGTGTTAACTCCCGCAAGAGCAGGAGACATTACAACTCTTTCAGATGTAACATCACCCAGTTTTAAAACTGGTTCATTAACAGTAGCATTTGTTGAGTTGACTGTAATTGTAGTACCGTCAACTTGAAGGTCACCTTTAATAATGACAGTACCTTGATTACTCAATCCATCTGGATATGGGTCAATGAATAATTGGTTACCAGCGCCTGGTTTAGTTGAGATTACGTTTGAAGAAATTGCAACATTATCAATAACTGCACCACCCTGATTGTAGAATAAACCAGTTTGATTAATTCTGCCAGTAAATGATGTAATACCAATAAGATTGAAAGAACTTAAAACGTTTAGATTTTGAGTTGTTGTAGTCTGAGCACTTAATAGGTTTTGAACGAAGAAGTTGCCAGGACCACCATTTCCAGAAACAACAGTACCAATACCTGTGGTTGTGGTGATTCCGTTTACGCCAACAGAGAATACATCTTGTCCGTTAGCAATCAATCTAAGTAGGCTAGATCCGTTTGCAGATGCTGTGTTTGTTGCATTGAAAACTATACCAGTAAATGCAATACCAGCATTGTTCCAGGTGGCCCAAGAATCAACTGTTGGAGCATTCCCCGTTAGTGTCCCTTGGTTATAAATTGCAGATCCAGTAATTGTATCAACGACAAAACGATCGATCGTTCCATCATTTATTCTAAATCTTTGTGAGGTTCCGCCAGTAAAAATAAAATTACCAGTTCCATTTGGATCAATAATAATGTCACCATTGGTATTGGTGCTGGATAAAATATTTGTATCCAGTTTGAGATTATCTACGTTCCATTCATCAATTTTTCTGTTGCTATCAAGAACAGCAACAATACCACCATCACTATTTCTTGTATTTGTAACTCCAGTCAAATTACCTGGAGAGTGCTCCATCATAGATGTATAATAACGTCCACCTATGGCTAGAACATTGGATCCATCATCTCCAATGAAAACTCTATCCTTATATTGGTTTAATCCACCATAACTACCAATACCAGTTACATAGGCTAATTCACCCCATTGTAAAGTTGCTGGTATATTAGTACCTGTAGATCTTTTGACCCTAATAATGCTTGCCATCAGAAGCTACCTCCGTTAATGTCTAAATTCTGCGTAATTCCTGGCGTTAATTCTAAAGTAGCGTCCCATTTTTGAGTCGTTTCATTATAAACAAGTACCATTCCATTAGAAAGGGTCGGAGCATTTACATCACCCAATGCAGAGAGAGTTCCCCCTGAAATAGCTCCAGCAATAGACGAAACAACTTTAACTGCATTTTGTTGCCCAATAGCAACCTTAATGGCATTTTGTTGAGTAACTTTAACTCTAACGTCTTCCATTATCGGGTAACTCCTTCTCTAACAAGGGCCATACCTTCTATAACACGAGTTTTTATTCCAGTCACAGTATTCGTAATAATTACATCATATACGTATCTTCCAGGTTTTAATGAAGTTGTAATTGTCGAACCTAAGGATATTTTCACATTTCCCGCAGCAGGGTCAAAAATAGATGTAGAAAACACAACGGAAGAACTACTTCCAGACCATTTTCTCATCTGAGCACTCATCGAATAAGTCGCCAAATTCAAATAAGAATTTGAGCTATTATCTTCAAGTGAAAAAATTTGACTAAAATCAGTTCCAGCATTAATTACAATATTGCTGACGTATACTGCTGCCATCTATAACAGTCAAAGTCTATATTTATTTATATTTACTACTGTCTATCTAATAATTCTCTTAACAGGGATTTTATTTCGGAAATTTCATTTTTTAAATTTTTAATCTCCCCCCTTTCCTTTTTTCTAATCTCTCTTTGTTTGAGATATTCGGAATATCCGACGCTATCTGTATTTAAAATAGCGCCAGATTCCTCATCTCTGTAAAGATTTTTATGTCCCTCAACCCTAATCATATCACTCATATTAAGCCAATGCAATTGTCCTTAGATCCTTAAATCTTGGTGGGAGTGCTTCATTTGTTCCGTTCATTACAATTTTAATTTGATATCCAATAAATGGCGATAATTGATCTATTGTAAATTGATAATCGAAGAATTGATTATCTTTGCTGGATTTAACAAATGCGTCAGGTTTTCCATTATTTAAATTATTATCAATAATTGAATCCCCATATCCATCACCATTGGTATCAATTAGATTATCATATCCTGGGAACAACTGATAAGATGGTTCAACTCCACCCGAATCTGATTGGAATAGTCTATAAAGAACCCTAAAATCTGCAGATGCATTTCTGTATGCAGAAACAATAACTTTCAACGAAGTTGCTGGTTGTGCAAGATCAACTTTATTTGAAATGTATATTGCAGAATGTGGGTCCTGGTCTATAGAATTTACTCTACCATCTAGAACGTAATCTGAAATTGGTTTATTAAGTCTACTTCTGCGTAAAGTGAATACACTGTTCTGTGTATCAATTACTGGAGAAAGATTTGGATCAGTTGTTTGCATTCTAATTCCAAATGTCAAAGATTTATTCCTTGGAATGTTTGTTAATCTAGTAGACTCATTAACTTTGGAACATACAATTCTAGTTGTTGGTAAGAAATTGACCTGATTAAGTTGTACTGGTTCAAATCCTTGATCTTGGAAAGAAACTTCGGATCCACCAGCACTTGTTCCAGAAACCGTTCTCATTTGTGCCGAAATTGATGTTGCTTGCCCTGGAGCAATAACATTAAATTGTGGAGAAATTCCATCATATTGGAAGTTTCTGGAGACTTTAGCATTATTTCCACCAATTTGTGACTCTTGAGAGAAACTTAATTGAGTATTTCCAGTAGAACGAACTGATCTATCGATCTGTAAATAATACTTATCCATATCATTTGCAGATTTTGGAGCAGCATCGGTTGGTAAATTGTGAATTTTATTAATCTTAGTTAATGAAACACCGTTAAGTTCATACTTATAAACAAGGTCATTGGTATCGTGAGATCTAATTGCAGATCCATCAATTCCTCTACTACTGATTCCTAAAGAACCTGCACCAGCACCACCAGCAGTAATTGAGGTGTAGTATAAAATTTCATTATTAATTTTAACATATCCTTGACTTGTACTGATTCCTTCAAAGTTATTAAGACCTATTGTACTTGCAATCGAAATAGTAGTATCAGTAGAAGAGATTGTGGAGGATAATGTTGTGGGGACTGTATTTGGTTCTACTCCTTGTATTTCTACAATATTATTTGGAGAATGCATTGAGTGACCAAATTGAGTAATTTCAAAAGTCTTTCCATCATTTAATTCATTAATTAATGAAGTTGTTCCTCTAATTACGGTGCTTCCCAATGATATTGAACTAGACCCAGAATAATAAACTAATGAATCTCCACTTGTAAATGTTTCTCCTTGAACATTTGTTAGGTAAAGGGTATCAATACCTTGAATTGCAGAAACTGTTAATCTAGATCCAGATCCTTTAACTACTGAACTGGTAGTTATACCAAGAACATCACCAACCACATATCCAGTACCTGTACTTGCAATCGCAACAGAACTGACTTTATTTGAAGAGAATACAATATTGGCAGTTGCTCCATTTCCAGATCCTGTAATATTGTAGAGTGGGACATTGTTAAATGTTCCAGAAGAACTATATCCAATACCAGCATTGGTAATTGATGGATTTCCAAAAACATTTCCACCAATTTTTTCAATATATCCAACAGGTCCTGGTTGAGTTCCAGAGCTAACTTTAACTCCAGGAACTAAAACATTGCTAAGGATATTGCCAACAGTTGTAGTAATTCCTACCTTTAGTTTTCTTGGTAAAGTTTTAATTGGGTTTGGAAGTAAGATGGGAACATTATTGTCATCGGATCCTAATTCTGGATTGTAAAAATATGCAGTACCATCTGATGAAGTAAAGTTCGCCTTGTATAATTTAAACTTCATATCTTCAAATTGGTTTGGAGTCCAAATAGTTCCATTTTGTGAACGGAACAAACTACCACCAGTATATTGTTTGGTAACGATTACACTTTCTGCATCTGGTAAGAATTGGGAGTTAATTGTTTTTTCTCCCATTCTAGCAATCCATAGTTCATAATTATTTGTTGATGGGGCAAGAACTACAATTGCATATTCTTTTCTTGGTTCCAAATAAATTGGAGAAGGGAAAGTAACTCTAGTTGCTACCGAAGCATTTGTTGAAATTGCAACCTGACTTGGTTCTAATACTTGACCAGCAAAGTTTTGAACTGTTTGATTTGTTGGAGTACCTAGTTCAACATTTCTAACTTGAACGTAACACTTTTCAACTGGATCTTTACTTGCAAAGAAAAGATCTACCGATGTTAAAAATGCTCCTGTTTCATCAACTGTAAATGTTTGTGCTAGAGGATCCTTACCCTTACCTCTTGGTGGTGGTGGGGGCGGTCTTCTAACAACAACAGTATCTTGTCTATAGGTATCAACAATTCCAGTTGAAGTATAAGTCGTTTCACCACTACTAATTAAAAGACTTCCAGGAAGTGGAATTTCATTAGTTGAACTGGATGTAATTTTGAAGGTTTTAACTCCCGTACCTATTCTAATAGTTGGTGGTGGATTTGTTAGTGGATCTCTCAAGAAGAAACATCCAAGAAGATCTCCCCAATTATCAGATTTCAAACGAACATTTGTAATTTTTGCCTGTGCCTTACTAGTTTTTCCAACAAGAACAGCATTTTGGATTACATAACCAGAATATTTACCCTGAGCTTCTGATGCTAATGATGCAGTATCAACAGTCAATACTGTTGATGATGCTGAATATGTATCTGGTAAAGTTTGTTGTGTACTTGCAGTTCCACCACCATAAGGATTAATTTGATATGATCTTGATGGGTCATCATATTGTCCTACCTTATGATTTGGTTTTGCAACCCTAAATGTAATAATTTTTGTAGCACCAATAAAACCTTCAACATCTTCACCAATTTGGAAAACTCCAGAATTCATTTGAATTTCTAAAATTTTAGGGATAACATCAATATTACTAGCACCATCTAAAAATGTATAATATGTTGTTAATGGTTTTAAACCTCCAGAGAGAAACTCAACGTTTCTTGACCTCATCCATTGTTCTGGTTCAGTAGAAATTTTAATATTTTCAATATATTCATAGTCTGAACCACCAGTTATCTGTCTTGTATTTCCAGGAACATATACATTTCTTACCCAACTATCAGAAGATGGTCTAAGAACAACTGTACCAACAAATTCAATCATATTAAATGGGTTGACATTTTCAACTCTAGATGCTAGTGGTTGTTCAATCCATCCTTTTTCTTTATAATTAAGAGTAATCAGATCTCCTGTTTTTCTAACATTTGGATCAAGGAGAGCGAGATCAGTACTAAAATCAGATGTTGATTGATTTAAACTCGAATTTAAAGCAATTTCAGCCTTCAATGAATACAGATCTGTTGGAACAACCAATTCTGTGGTTGTTACGTTAATATCCGCTTTTGAAGATTTATCAATCAAATTGTTATCTTTAAAGTCATCAACAAAAAATCCAGACTTAAATCTGCTTAGTCCATCAGCATCTTGAATTTGTAAAGTTTTAGTGTCTACTTCAAGTAAAGATAGTGAAGTTACTTTTTCCAGATTTTCAATTCTATCCTCAAGTTTGCCAATATCTCTCATCGTATATCTTCTATTATCAACCAAAGATATTGAAGCATCTTTTGGATAATATAAGTATGCTGGTAGTGTAATGGTTGCAATTTCCATTGCCTCTTCAGCATTTAAAGGAGATTTTGGATTTAATGCTGAATTTCCTTTTAGATAAGTGAATTCCCCACTTCGGTTTAAAACAATCTTATCAATTCTTGGTAAATAATAAGAATATCCAATTAAAGTACTTTCATTTGGAGTTAA